ATGATTTAATTAAAAATCTAAAAAATATATCCAATCAAACCATAACCACAGCCAAATTAATGAAAAGCGCCGGAACAGCAATGCTTCTTGGTATACCCGCCGATAAACTAGATGACTTGATGAGAATTGCTAGAGCATCAATGAAAATTACAGGTCAAACTGCTGAAGAAGCTTTTGGAGACATAGCTGTAGCTGTTGGTCGTCAATCAAAAATGATTCTTGACAACCTTGGTATTATTTTAAATCTAGAAACAGCATATGAAAATTACGCAGTAACAATAGGAAAAGCGGTAGATAAATTAACTGACGCAGATAAGAAAATGGCGTTTATGAATGAAACCATTAGAAAGGGTGAAATATTTATAAAGAATATTGGCGAAACAACTGGAAATGAATTTGAAGAAATAAATAAGTTTATAACCAAGTTTAAAGAAAGTATGGATGATTTATATACTTTAATAGCTACAAATTTAAATCCTATAATCAAACTTCTTAACGACCATTTTGATGAATTAAAAATTATATTAGGTGCTATAATAGCAATTCCAATCATTAGATATGTAACTATATTAACTGGTGGTTTGATAGAATTATCCGCTACGGTAGTAACGTTGACCGGAGTATCTGGATTTGGAGGGATGATAAGACAACTTCCTATAATCGCCAGATCAGTTGAAGTTGCTGGAACAGCTGGAGGTAGGTTCGCTGGAGCTCTAGTTAGATTGATTGCACTTTTTACTAGCTTATTTGGATGGGTAACTTTAGTTGTAGGTACTATCACTGCTTTATATTTTCTATTTAAACAGAGAGAAACTACAATTGATAAGTTTAATGAGAGTTTAGGAATAACTAAAGATGAATTTTATGGTGTCAGTGATGCGGCAGGGAAAGCTAAAAAAGCTATTGAAGATTACAACTACACTCAATTAAAAGCTGCGATCGCAAATCAAAAAAGATTGATAGCAAGAGGATCAATAGGAGACGATACAGACCCTTTTGGTAATGCATCTGAAGCTGTATTAAATAGAAGAAAACAATATCTTAAGGATTTAGAAAGAACACAAAATCTTTATTTATCAAAACAAGAACTGGCTGGATGGGACGCCTTTACTGGTTATGATGAACCAAAAAAAACAACACCAGGCGGATCGGGTGATACTAAGAAAACGCCTCTTCAATTAGCAGAAGAAGAAGCAGATAAATATCAATTAAATTTAGCACCTAATGTGTCACAAGTTGATTATATGGATCAAATTATAGCGAAAGCACAAGAGACTAGATCTATATTAGACGATCTAACTGAAAAAGGTGTTATCACAGAAAAAGAAGCAGCTGAAGAAAGTTTGAGAAACTATATTGAAATGTCTAATAAGATGATAGAAAAAGAAAAAGAAGCCCAAAAACAACTATCTGAATTTGATAAACAGCTTATACAAATTGGGGAACACGCAGCCGACTCTTTTGCATGGGGTTTAACAGATGCTCTATTTGAATTTGCCGAAGGAACCAAAACTGCAGAAGAGGCATTCAAACAATTTGCAGCTTCGTTTTTAAAACAAGTTGCCCAGATGATTATGCAGGCATTAATACTTAAAGCTATCAAATCTGTCATGGGTGGATTTTCGGACGGCGGAATTGTACCTGGAGGAACAAGCGACTATGCTGGCGCAGGGACACATGGTGTAAATCCTGGTGATGTAAACTGGCATGCTCGTGGTGGTATTGTATCAAAACCAACTGTGTTCCCTATGGCGAATGGTGATGTAGGTGTTATGGGTGAAGCAGGAGCTGAAGCTATCATGCCTTTAAAGAGAGGAAAGGATGGCAATCTTGGAGTAGCAGCTTCAGTTGGAAAAGATAGAGTCACAATGTCAGTTGTAAATAATATCAATATTGAAAACGGCGACAAACTAGCTCGGGATCCCAACGAAATGCAAAAGTTTTTAAACACATTAAATTCTCATATTGATAATAGGTATAAAGAAAATGTAAGAGGTGATATGAGAGTAGGAGGAGCATTTAATAGAGCATCTATGGGAGGCTTTGCATAATGGCACAAGCATTAAACACAAGCACATATGAATTAACAAAAAATATTGCTAAAGCTCCTGAATATAAATTCAAAGAGCTACAGTTCGGGGATGGATATAGACAGATATCACTTGACGGAATAAACTATGAATGGGAACAATGGTCATTACAATTTATACCAATGACCAATTCAACAACAAACACCTTAGAAGCATTACTATTAAATTCTGTCAACGGAACATCTAATTATTTATCATGGACTCCTCCAGGTGAATCATCAACAAAATATTGGACAGCCCACTCAATAAACAGAATGTATCTAGATATAGATAAATGGCAAATTTCATGTGTGCTAAGAAGAGAATTCCCTGTAGCATAGGAGTATTTTAAATGACAACTAATCTAAAGATACATCAGGATATACATAAATTAAACGTGGGTAGTCCTATTGTATCGTTATTTAAATTAGATTTAACACCAATAGCTCCAGCAGAAGATCCTATTTATTTTTCAATCGGTCCAGTTGATGGAGCGATTATCACATTTAATGGAGTTGACTACCCACCAATTCCAGTAGAAGTTGAAGGTTTTGAATATCCTGGCGACGGAAAAATGCCAAGACCTAAAATAAAAATATCAAATATAACCCTAGCACTAATTGCATATGTCAATGCATATAAAGATTTATGTGGTTGTATTATAACCCGCAGACGTACATTCAAAAAATATCTAGATTCACAATCCGGAGCAGATCCAAACGCACAATTTCCAAGCGATGTCTATTATATAGAAAAGAAAACAAGACAGAATCCTTTATTTATCGAATGGGAACTTGCCGCAATTATGGACAACGAAAACTTAATAACTCCAAAACGTCAGGTATTAACTATATGTACACATAGATATGGTATAGGTGGGTCTACTACAACTTGTCCATATGATGGTGGTGAAGGTTATTATGATGAAGCTGGTAACGTTGAAATTTTAGCAAATGATATGTGTGGTAAAAAGTTGTTTGATTGTAAACTGAGATATCCAAATTCAGATGATGAATTGCCGTTTTATGGATTCCCTGGAATAGGAAAAGTTGGTACGCCATATAGGAGATAAGATGTATTTAACAAACAAAAAACAATACTTTTCACAATCGGCAATACACGATGCGATTAAATACGTCCAATCTAAGTGGCCAGAGGAATCAGGCGGAATTATTGTTGAAGAAGAATTTGTTCCTATTGAGAATAGTGCTACAGATTTAATTAATAATTATGAAATAAACAATGCTGACTTTGATAGATTATATCGGGATGGCGATATTCAATGTGTAATTCATAGTCACGAGACAGGATCTCATTTTGCATTAGCTTCTTTTGAAGATCAACAAAGACAGATTGAGTTAGATATTCCTTGTGGAATTGTTTCAATGAAAAACAAATCTGTGACACATGTTATATTTTGGGGAGATCAACTACCACTTGAACCAGTTTTAAAGAGACAGTTTTTCTATGGCATTTGGGATTGCTATGGACTGTGTAGAGATTACATTAGGCAGAATATGAGGTTTACTCCGCCAAATAAACCAAGAGAGTTTGTTTTTTGGCATACAAAAATTGATTTCATGGGAACAACAATGGACTCAATGCCATTTATAAAGATACCTCTTGAAGAAGTACAACCAAACGATTTTATTTTATATAATATAAAAGGGACAACAAACGTAAACCACTGTGCTGTTAATCTTGAGAACGGAGTCCTTCATCATTTCTTTGGACAGATTTCAAGAATACTTCCAAGATCATCACATAAAATATATGCAAGATATGCAGTAAGACATAATCCCGAGTGGGAGGGATATAAATAATGATTGAAATTCATGGAGCTCTTGCAAGAGCATTTAAAAAGAAATTTAATACAACCAAAACCAGATTCAATATAAAAGCGCGATCTGTTCGTGAAGTTATTCAAGCAATGGATTGTAATTATAAAGGATTCAGACAGCTGTTTAAGAAGCATGGATACTACAGAATAGTTAGAGGTAAGAATATTGTAAACGGCACACCTGTATGCGAGGATGAGATTGAATTAAAGTTTGGTATATGTGATTGGTTTATAATGCCAGCGGCACGTTTTAGTGGTGGTAAGGGTGGTGGTCCTTTTATGGTTATACTTGGTATTATATTAATAGTGGTAGGTGTTGTATTTTCACAGCCATATTTGGTAATGGCCGGTATAAGTATGATAATGGGAGGAATTAGTGTTATGATGATGCCGGGTGAGCCAGATGATAAGGAAGTTGAAAAGAAACCATCATATTTATTCAATGGTCCGGGCAATTATGTTGAACCAGGTTTAGCTATTCCTGTTCATTACGGTGAAGGATATATTGGTTCAAGGTTTATATCGGGATCAATCGAGACGGTGGACTTATTATAATGGATGACAAAAAAATAAAATTCAGCAAGGGTGGCGGTCATACTCCAGTTGAGTCACCAAACACACTTCAATCTAAAACAATAGCAAGGTTGGTTGATTTGTTGTGTGAAGGACCAATTGAAGGACCTGCGATTCACGACAATGATACTGTAGATAAAAACAGGTGGATGAAATCTACATTCTTTAATGAAACACAAGTAAAGGAAAACGGAATCCCTGACGCTGGAACTCTTCATTTTAAAGGAGCCATAGTTGAAGGTAGGTATGGTGAAGGCGATGGAGTTCAAACATATTTACGTGGATTCGATAGTGTAGATACCGAAACAACCGTATCTACAGATGTTACTGTTTTAGCTGGACCTGTAACTCGAACAATAAATGATACAGAAGTAGATGACGTTGTAGTTACAATACAAGTGGGTGGTCTCTTAGAAAACGAAGATGATGGCGATATTGTTCCTACATCCATTAGATTTAATATTAAAGTTACACCAGATGGTGGAGCTCCTGTTACGGTTAGAGATGTAGTATTGTCAAAAGAAAAGACTGTATCCAAGTTTAGACGACAGTATTTAATTGAAAATTTAGTTAGTTATGGTGCTGGACCTTGGGATATTACAATTACAAGAATAACAGCAGATTCTGACTCATCTAGACTTGTAAATGCTATGTCTTGGTATTCATATTCAACAAAGAAGAATGTAAGATTGAGTTATATGGATAGTGTTGTAGTCGGAAGCACACTAGATGCTGCATTGTTTGGTGATAATATTCCCTATCGTTGTTGGAAACTTCGTGGATTACTAATTAAATATCCTGATATCTATACTCCAGATAAGGATGATGGTGGTGGGACGTATTCTGATGATTGGGATACCGTCTCATGGTCAACTGGTTATTGTACAAACCCAGCTTGGGTTGTATATGACTTTTGTATAAACACAACTTACGGTCTTGGACTTCCCCCTGAAAATGTAGATCATTATAAACTTTATGAAATTGCTCAATACTGTGACCAAGAAGTTTCTTATAATATAAAATATAGACAAACAGATGGTACATATTTAAGCACTGCTGTAACAGAACCACGATTCACCGCAAATGGAACAATTGAATCTAGAGGACAAGCGTTAAAAGTATTGTATAATCTTTGCTCTATATTCAGAGGTTTTCCAATTTGGTCATCTGGTTATTTATCATTTGTATATGATGCACCAACAGAGGTATCAAGAATTGCCTCACCATCAAATGTTAAAGATGGGTATTTTGAATATCAGGGTGTAGATAAAACCTTAAGATATACAGCATGTAAAGTTACATATAACGATATTGATAACTTTAGTAAACAAGAAACTGTTATTGTTGAAGATGAAGCTGGTATCTCATTATACGGTTATAACGTAATTGATTTCTATGCTGTATTATGTAAAAGTAGAAACGAAGCGATAAGACGTGCTAAATATCATTTATATACAAGTATTAATCAAACAGAAATAGTAACATTTAATGGTGGATATGAGTGGTCGGATTGTATTCCTGGCGAAGTTATTGGTATTCAAGATCCTTATTATGGTTCAGATCCATTAAGAGGAAAGGTTGTTTCTGCAACATCTACATCTGTAACCTTAGATAGAAATGTAACAATTGCCCCAGCAGTAACATACACACTTCATGCAGCAGTGTCGGGTACAGATGGTACATCTGAAAATGTAGTAGCAACTATTTTAACAAAAGAATTAACAAACAGCGCAGGTACAACTAAAGTATTGACATGGTCAATACCAGCCGATCACACACCTGCTAACGAATCTGAAGTTGTAATAGCTGCTTCAAATTCATCTTTGACATATAAAGAATTTAAAGTTGTAAGTATAGCAGAGGTAAGTGAAAATGAATATACTATAAGCGCATGTGAATATAATTCAAGCAAATATGCGGAAATTGAAACTGGATATACAGTTGAAAACCCAGCAGACTCTAATTTACCAACTGGAAATCTTTCAGCTCCATCTAACTTACAAATACAACCTTACACATATACTGATGGTGATTCTCAAAATCGAAAATATGCAATGCTTATTAGTTGGGAGGAGTCTGATGATCCTCGTACAGAATGGTATGAGTTAGAATACAAACAAAACAACGAACCTTATATAAAACTAAAACAAACAAGCGACTCAAGCTATGACTGGAGAAACATTTATGCAGGTACATATGACTTTAGGGTAAGAGCAAGGAATCTAACCCTATTCTCAACCTATGCATACTTTAATGATTTCACAGTAACCGCTACAGTTGATGGTCCATTACCACCTTCTAATTTAAGAACCAATGAAGGTTCAGATGAATTTAGCGGTCGTGACTGTCATGTTCTTTGGGATCCGTCAGACGGATCTGGATTTACTACAGATGATAATACCGGCGTTATTATTTTTGATACAACATCTGTTGGAACATCTAACATAGTTGGTTACAAAGTTGAAGTATACACAACTGTAGATGTTTTATTAAGAACATTTACAACGGCATCTAAATATGATGAAGAATATGTCTACACCTATGCCATGAATGTTGAAGACAACTCGGGGACCCCAATACGTGAAATAAAATTTAAAGTTTATACGATGGATGCATATGGGGACACATCCAATCCTACGACTATGGTAGCATCTAATCCTGCACCAGATATGTCTTCTACAACTCCAACTGTTACTCCAAAGACAGGATATTTAAAAGTAGAATGGACTCCTACTTCGGATAACGATATGGAGTATTATAAAGTTTATATAGATACTTCCAATCCACCTACTACAGAAGTAGCAAGGATTATTCATCCAGATAATATATTTGAATTTTTTGATGTTGAATATGGAACAACTTATTATGTTAAGGTTTATCCGTATGATGGATTTGGGGTAGGAACTCCTTCTGTTATACCTGGCGGTCAAAGTCCTTTATTGATTCCAGCTGTTAATGTGGATGTTGAACTTGAAGGTTCAATAACAATCACAACAGATGCATCTTATTCAGGAACTCTTACAGATGTTTATGATGGAGTTTTTGCATCTGGTGGTGTAACAATTTCTGATCCATCATCTAAATATATTGACTATGCATACAAGATGACTAGTTACTTTGACCGAATTGCTATCTGGTCTGCAAACGCAAACCCAATAGTTTATTTCGCATTGTCAGATGATGCGGGATCGACTTGGGAATATTTTGCGGGTTATTCAGCGGGCGAGTTGACATCTTATGGAACAAGTCAAGCTAATGCAATTTCAAATGCTTGGAATTTATCAGCAGGATTTAACACTGGACTTCTTCCAAATAACACAATAGCGAATCAAGTTAGAATCTATTTCACAAACGCAAATGAAACAATTATTTATGAGTTTGTACCTTCGAGAATAATCATATCCGAACTTGCAGCAATTGAAAGTCTGTCTGCTATATCCGCAGATATAGGAACTATTACAGCAGGTAATATACAGACAAGTGATTATGGTTCAGCTACGGGTATGAATATTGATCTCGATGCCAAGACTATCTATATGGGTGGTTCTAACAGTCCTATATTTAGTTATGACGATGATACTCGAGTTTTAAACTGCACAGGAACATTTGTATTTAGTTCAGGTTCAACAGGATATTCAAATATCACAGATGCACCAACAAGTCTATCTGAAATAGATTCAACAGCCAGCCTTAAACTAGACGGCATAGATGACTATGCAACAAACAACGCATCATGGGAACATGCAGATGATCAAACAAAGATAGATGGTGGGAAGTTATATGTTGGATCGACTATAAAATTACAAGAGGGTGGACAGGCGGAGTTTGGCGATAAAAATGTTATTATTGATACACAAGGAAACCACGGATCAATTGTTGTATCTGAGGATGGGGGACCCGAAGTTGGAGATTATTGTGTCATATCAGATGGCGGAATCGACTTTTATATTTTGGTTGGCGGAGAACATTACCCATATAAATCATTGAATAGAGTTGAAACCGGAACAGCTGCAAATGGAACTTGGACTACAATTCCAGGGTATTTTAAATACATACCAGAGGTTATTGTTAGTCCAGCATCATTACAAACTTATAGTGTCAATTATCCGACTCAATCTCAAAGTCTAAGAATGGAAGCTACACAAATTCAAGAAACATCAGCGGGATCAAAGCGATATAAATTCTATACACAAGCAACACTTGAATTGAGTGAAGGATCAACGGGTGGTGTTCCTGTAAATGATACCGAATCTAGATATGTTAGTTCCAATTCTTCATTATCATCATGGGCAACACTAACTCAAAGTCCAACTATAACTAATATATTACCAAATACAAGACAGCTTACAGTTAATTTAAAAACTGGCGGATATACATGGGATCACCATTATGCAACTAAAATAACAACATACAAGGATGGATCGACAAGCACTAGAATCGGTTATTATACTTTTTATTCAGCGGCTTATACTATAAGATTGTGGGTATATCTTGTTGGATCTGGTTGGACATATGTAGATAAATATGTCAATCCTGGAAGATCATCATCTAGTGTAATACTGTCATACTCAATGGGTTATTCAAGTACACAATATGATATTGGTCAGTTCTATACTCAATGGTTTTATAGTGGTTTAAATAGTGGAGTTAATGTAAATGGAACTACAACTGTGGACAAGACATATGAATTGTTAAGTGTTGTCAG